AACATACCGATCAGCAGGTCATCGAAGTTACCGAAGTACAGGTTACCAGCAGTAGCCTGATTAGAAACGATACCACGATAGCCATTGATGCTGCCGCCTGGCTCTACAACGAACTGAGCAGTGTTAGTAGCTTTCTCAGTAGTTTTCAGAGCGCCGTACATTGAAGCAGGCATGATGTAAGACAGGTTGCCCAGAAGAGCATTGTCTTCTGCAACAGCAGTCTCCAGAGTAACAACTTCAGCAAAAGTAGGGTTAGCTGCTGCGAAGTTAGTTACCTGGTTAACACCAGTTTGATTCAAGATACCGGTAGGCTGACCAGAAGAACCAGTGCCTTCCAGACCAGCTTTGTCGATTGCGATAGCAAGAGCGCGGCTCAGGTCATCACGGATCAGTCCTTCTACGTCTAGGCTAGACTGAATCAGAAGTTGACGAGTAACGTCAGTGAAAGCACCGAGAGTCTTAGGAGCCAAAGACACCTGACCAACAGTCATTTCAGTTTCAGTTGCATCGCCGCCCTCTGTACCAATCCAAGCAGCAGTAGATGCAGTAGCTTTTCTAGGTATCTTAACGTCTCCACTCAGACCACCCAGCATGCGAGCGCCAGCCTGCATAACAGATGATTGATTGCGAAGTGCGTCAATGAAGTCACCACCACGGAAGTCATCACTAAACAGAGCAGAATCATCTGCGCTGTTCATGTCACGCTTCCAAGTACGCAGAACTTCAGCAGGAAGCATAATGCCCTGTGCAGTTGTGCCATACTGGTCAGCAGCAGCTCGTGAACACTCAAACTCAAACGCAGCGGCTTCTTGAGCGCGACGATCAGTTGGGTTAGCCAGAGCATTTACAGCACGGGCCAAGCTGAACTTCTTAACTTCTTGACGGCTCATGCCTACTTCCTGATCTTCCAGGGCGCGCTGTGAACCAATGTTTTCTAACAACTCACCACGAAACTCTTCGATAGAACGACCTTCAGCGATTGCTTTACGGGCCATTTCACCTTGATTGTGGCGAGAACCAAGCTCAACGATTTGAGCGGCGTTACGTTGTGCGGATTGCTGTGCTTCAGCTTTAACCGCTTCAATATCAACTTCTGACATTTTATTTTCCTCAACAAATGAAGTTTTAATTACGGGTTTGTGTGAAGGTTCGCTCGACCGTCCAACGCCAACTGTCATATCGGCAGGAATAGACACCAAACTTGCTTCTACGGGCTTCCACGAAGAGGCACGGTATGTCTCTTTATCGTTTCTATCCCGATCCATCTTGCTGATCGAATAGCCAACTGAAATGTTAGCCTTAATTCCATCAACCACATCTGAGAATGCCTCACGGGCAAGTTCACCTTTTCCAAAGCGAACCTTAGCGCGCAGTCTACGCGACTTTCCGTCAAGCTCTACAGATTCTACTACACCAATTTGCTTTTCTGGATCGTGATCCAGTAGCAGAGGGGCGCGACCACTAGCCAAGAATGACAAATCAATTGCACTCTCACTATGATCTAATACTTCCTTACCAAAAGAACGCTCTACAGGCTCTTCGCTTGATATTGCGATCCTAACAGTTCTCGAATCCTCGTCAATTGGAGACATATCCATTTCCATTGCGCGATGATGCACTTCTGCACCCTTACGCTCTTCGATCTCCTCAACAACCTCTTCGGAAACTTCCTCTGCGGCCTCAACAACAACCTCTTCGGAACGCTCTTCATCAGCGGATACGACAACCTCTTCTACTTCAACTTCGTTGTCCATTATTACAGCCTCTTCACTTCTATCATCATCAATTTGCCCCGCAATTCTGCGAGACCACGAAAATCCAGCATCTCCACCCCAAAGCGCCCAAGCTATTCTGCCTGCGGATGGATACCCTTCTTCACCGGGCCTAAATCCCTCTGCTTTCTTATCGACTTCATGTCTAGAAAAGAACGAATACATTCTCTTAACGGTACTAAATGACAGCTCTTTTCTGTTCTTAATATCCCTTGCACGGGCTACACCAACTTCTGTGCCGCCACGACCATGTTCTTTGCGCCACTCTAATCCTTTGTTGGCTTCTGATACCATTCCGTCACTAGGACGGGTGTTAATTTCCTTACCCTTGTACTTCGGCATCATCTTCACCAATTATATCAGGATCAACAGCATTTAGGTTTGCTCCAAACGGTTCAAGAGCATATTTAACACCAAACTGTTCAGCAGTATCTCTGTCTCTAGCAATCTGAGAGACTAGCTCTTCTACATCTTTACCGTACTGAGAAGCTACATCTTGCAGACTCACGATACCGTTCTTCATTCCCATAACGGCAGCAGTCATTTCTTTCTGTGGGTCTACCCAAGACCACGAGCGGCCTCTTACATGAACAGAGTTATAGAATCTATCAAACTGTCTAACAGGGATGCCAAAAGTATTTAGCTCCATTGCGCTGCTTAACCATGATCCAAAGATCGGGCAGATGAAGTGATCAATCATAAACTGCTGCAAGTTCTTATAGTTGTCACGCTCTTCTAACGCACCCTGACGGATAGAGCTGTAGCTAGTCGCCTCTAGGTCGCCAGATAGAGTCGGATATCCAACACCCATAGCAACCGAGATGCCACGCAATACTGACTTGTGGAACGGGTCGAACTCATTGTTTGGATACTGCGGGTCGAACGACTTAAAGTCTACGCCATTAGGTAGCTGGTGGAACGTACCTGGACTAGCGTCCATGATCGGCATGTTGCCATCTAGCTCATCAGCTACAAATCCATCTCCACCCGGAGAGGTAAAGAAGCCCATCTTAGATGCGCCGACTCGCGCATTGACGATAGCAGCCTCTCTCAGCGCGCCTAACTGCTTTAGAGCAGCAATACTAGAAGATAACCAAGGCTCTCCACGAGTCTGACCGGCTCTATATGTCTTAAACAGGTGAATCATGCGATCAGCAGGGATTCTTATGTGTTTTGCTGACTTACCGGCGGTCGTATAGTCGTAATCGCCAGGATGGTAGGACAGAACGTGATAAGCGACAGGCTTTTTGAACCGATCAAGCTCAACACCCATGCGAATCTCGTTGCCATTAGCTAACCGCTCGTTTTTCTGCTCATCAACTTGGTCTGGCTCGATAAACTCAATCGCAAACGAGTCTTTGAACGATGCACCACGATGTTTGACTATAAATACTTCGCCATCACGGGCTAAACCCTCAATTGCCAGCTTTTGTGCGTCAATCCAGGTCATTTTGCCGTCTACAGTGGGATTTCCAAGCATTCCCCACGACTTAAACGCCATTTCTACGCGCTGATTGCCGTCTGTATCGAGCTTTCCTACACTGTCATAAGCCTTACTTTGGACGTTAAATCCTTTGTCGCCAACAACATTATTCTTCAATAAGTCCAAATATCTACGGACATATTCGTTATTTCTAGCCAAATCACGCGATCTAGCTCGCAAATTCCTCAGTGCTGGGCGTAATTCTGTGTCAGCACTAGCCTCAGATGCCTTAAAGTCGCTAAACAGGTAACCTTGGTTATTTGCTGCGTAAGCTCTCTTAAATACTTGCTTAGTAGGTGCCTTCTTAGGCTTGAGGAAATCAAAAAGTGCCATTTAGAATTTCACCTGTATTGTTGACGCGCCTTTACGACCATTCTTCAAGTCTTTATTGTTCTGCTCCCTAGTAACTTCCCCTCGATAGAAAGTCCGAGCATCTTGCAGCTCTTGGAACGACAATTTAGTCAGAGATCGGCCTGCGATAGAATAACTGGATACATCTGAGTCGGCTTTGCCAGATAACAATGACTCAATCTTAGAAACCATAATCTCCGAGTGAGATCGGGTATCTGAAGTAGATGTGCTGATATTTGCCAGAACCTCTAAGTTACCCTGGTTGACTACAACCTGAGAGCTATCAGAGTTGCGCGTTATCTTGAGCTGCCAAGAATATTCGCCTTTAGCAAAAGATGCGCTGTCAGTGCTAGATATTGTGTATAAATAATGAGTTGTTTGACCTGTTGCTGTAACACTAATCTCATTTGAACCGCCAGATGTCGGGCGAGCTATAAAACTAGATGTGTATGCATCCGTTGGATAATCATCTACTAAGCCGGAGACCTTCCACTGTACAAAATCGCCAGTAACGATTTGTGTGGGTTCTCCCTCAGTAGCGTTAGCCGCATCAAAAGCGTTTGCCATTTATTTACCCTTTACCGCCAAGAATTTGCGAAGCCTCTATTTGTCTTTGGTACAAATGAGTTCCGTTTTGGCTTATCTGCCTTAACCTCTTGCTGCGGTGTTTCATTATCTCGCTTATCAGCAATAGAGTTAATATCTACATTTAAAATTGCATATGCTGCAACAGCGTAAACAAAGCAATCTAACGCTTCGTTCCTTGGTCTAATCTTCTGGAAGACTCTCTTCTTATATCCTCTAGAAAACTTAGTAACAATCTTCTCAGCAGTTAACTGCCTAAAATACTCATCATTCAAATCATCGTGAAAATGAATATATCCTGGCCCCTCATCCTTTATTCGCATTCTTGCAAACAACAGGTCTTTAACCGTATCAACGCCAATCGGAAACAACATGCATTTACCAATGTTGTTTTTGGACGGTCTGCCAGCTATCGCCTTACCTTCACCACCAACACCTTTGATGGCAAACACTCTTCGGGCGTAGTTTTTCTTGGCATAGGAGTATACCGTATTTGTGAAGTGACCACCAGAGTCAACGCAGGTGGCCCGTATGGGCAGTTGCCTGCCATCGTTAGTCATGTATGTCGTAAACAAGTGACTGTCTAAGGATGTCCACAGTTGCGGCGTAGAGGGGTCTCCGTATAGTATCTGGTGACTTACCACCCAAGACTCGTCATCTCTGCCCCAGCCTATTACAGTAAGCTCAAGTCGATCATCCTGAACGTCCACTCCGCAAGTTAAGAATATGACCTCTTCGGGTATTCCTTCGCCGTATGCTTCGCGCCTCTCAGCCAAAGAGTAATCATCAATAGATTCTCCTTGGTCTTCCCAGGTCTCCCCAAGATAGGTATTAGTCCACACTCGCAACTGCTCAGGGTTCTTCCGCATAGCCAGGAAGTCCCTCACACCATCAGCCAAAGGTGTCCACGGACTATATAAACCAGAGATAGAGAATCCTGCAATCCCTAAGAACGGCTTGTCAGCAATCCACTGCCCATTACGGATAGACCAGCGGCGATCAGAGTCAGTCCAAACCACAGAACAATGCTCACACATGTAACCAGCAGTATCCGGGTCGCTATCTATCCATCGAACATTGGCCCACTGTAGCTTCTGATAATGTTGACAGTGCTTGCAAGGTACTTGATAGAAGCGCATGTCAGATGCCTCAAACGCCTCCTCGATCCTGCTTGCGTCTTTATTGGTGGGAGTAGACACCATAACTATCTTTCGGTTCCAGAACGTAGCAGCTCGCTTTCGTGCAAGTTGTATAGGATCACCTTCCGACCCGGCACTAGCAGGATACCGATCAACCTCATCACATAAGACCAGGCGAATAGGTCTCGATGCCAAACCGGAGGGACTGTTAGCGCCAACTAGAGTTAAGCTGCCACCAGGAAACAGTTTGTGCAGAGTTGTGTTCCCGCTGTCTCTTGCGCGAGGGTCTTTTACTTTACCTCGCAAACAGGGAGTAGACTTGAGCAGGCCATTAGCAACACGATCCTTTGAGAACGACTGGGCCATCTCAAGCGTAGGCTGAAGGCATAGTATGGGAGACGGGTCATTATCGATGTGGTAGCCAATGATGTTAAGGATAGCCTCAGACTTACCCAACTGAGCGCCAGCCATCACGACAACTTCTCTTACCTCTGGATCAGCACAAGCGTCCATAATGCCACGCTGATATTCTGCACGGCTAGTATGCCACTTACCCGGCTCACTACTTGTCTGCGAATCCAGTCGTCTTCTTTGGTCTGCCCACTCGCTTACGCTTAGTCTTGGTGGCGGCTTTAGACCCTGTATCGCTGTCTTCAGGTGCGTCAGTAGTTCCGCTGGTCGATGAGGGATCGATTGTTGGCTCATAGTTACTTAGCTCTTCTAATGCTTCGTTTAATAAATCTTCCAGTATGGTTTGACACAGGGCCGCATCAGGCTCTGCTGACACTACGGGAGCAGCTTTAGTAGGGATCGATAACAGCTTGCCCTTCAGAGCGCCCAGCACATCCTCCCAGGCCTGAACTACATCAGCAGCCAGCACTAATGTCCCGTGAACCCGCGCCAGCTCTAGCTCTGCGATCTCTGCTTCTGCGTTGACCTTTCTCGTCCGAGCCTCGTCATAACTAGACCCAACCTTAACTCCACCTGTAGATGGCATACTCGCTCCTATTTGCTAAATCCAAGTCTAACAAACATTTTGCGGTGTAAGGTAACCTTTATGATTAGGTTTGCTAAATTCTGTCTCTAAAAAGA